ACCCGGAATAGTTAAGAGTTATGAAAAGATCGGCACAACATATCTTAAGTTTGTTGTCGAATCGCCGGCAGACTTCGACGAAGTAGATCGTGCAGTAGCAGAGTATCGAAAGGCCAAATTTAAAGGCGTTGTCTATATCATGCCAGTGGGTGGTGTGGTTAGTGTCTATGATGATAATAAATTTAATGTTGCAGATGAAGCTATGCGTCGTGGGTATTATTACAGTCCACGATTACATGTGGATTTATGGGGCAACTCATGGGGCAAATAAAAGAAACACACAAGAGAACTATCGCCAGGATGGTTAGTTATCGTATCACAGCTTGGCTGTTTACTATCTTTTGGACATGGTTATGGACTGGAGATATAGCAAAGTCCACAGGTTTTGCTACCTTATTACATCTATTATTAAGCATCGACTACTATATACATGAACGTATATGGTTAAAAATTAAATGGGGAACTGAATGAGTTATTTGTTTACAAGTGAAAGTGTCAGTGAAGGACATCCAGATAAGGTAGCAGACGCTATCAGTGATGCGGTATTAGATCTAATGATGCGCGAAGGCAATCCAACTTATCGCTGTGCTTGCGAAACTCTGGTAACAACTAATCAAGTTATCATTGCTGGAGAATACAAAGGTATCTATAATCATCAGGAAGTTGAAAATGCTGTGCGTCATGTTATCCGTAATGTTGGATATGAACAAGAAGGATTCCATTGGGAAACTGCTAAGATCCATAACTACATGCATGGGCAATCAGCAGATATAGCCTTAGGCACTGACACGTTTGGTGCTGGAGATCAAGGACTGATGTTTGGGTACGCTATCAAAGAAACATCAGACCTAATGCCAAGTGCTATCTATTACAGCCATAAAATTGTAAAACATCTGGCAGAAATACGCAAAGGTATTAACAATATTTCACCTGTAACATGGTTGGGACCTGACGCTAAAAGTCAAGTTACTATGGAATATAATGATGATGGCTCAGTAAAACGTATTGCCAAAATCGTATGTTCAACACAACACTCAGCAGATTATGATATCAACGAAATCCGTGGCGCTGTTGAAAATATCATACGTGGCATTTTGCCCAAGGAGTTCATCGATGACCATACTGAGTTTCTTATTAATCCTACTGGCCGTTTTGTTATTGGTGGTCCCGACGGTGATACTGGGCTTACTGGTCGTAAAATTATTGTTGATACTTATGGCGGCTATAGCCCTCATGGTGGTGGTGCTTTTAGTGGCAAAGATCCTACTAAAGTTGATCGCAGTGCTGCTTATATGGCTAGGTATCTGGCTAAGAATATAGTAGCGAGTCGAGGCGCACACAAAGCCACGGTCCAACTTAGCTACGCTATCGGAGTTAAAGAACCAACTAGCGTGTGGGTAAAAACTGATCGCGGCATAGATTATGATAGGATTACCACAGATTGGATCAACAAAAATGTTGATCTAACACCACAAGGTATCATAAATAGATTTGAACTGTTCCGTTCTATATACAGTGAAACCGTTAACTATGGACACTTTGGTAAGGCCGACTTACCTTGGGAAGCCGTGGATTTATTCAAGGATTGATCATGTGGTATTTTATTAAATCATGGTGCCATGAATATATAGAGTGCATGAAAAATACACATCTATTAGACGAAGCCTATATGGAACTAAATATGGATGAAGAATTTGGTCATTGGGAATAATAATGATTAAAAAATTAATTAATAATTTATTTGGTACGAAGCCAGAACCTGCTACCTTAAAAGAACAAAAAATCAAAAAGACCCCTAAAGACTTAGCTACCGAACGTGGTGAGCCCTGGGTAGAAGTAATCAGCATGGACATTGATCACGAAAATCCAGGACAGGGCGCATTTGAACTAGATTGGAACGACAAGTTTGTAGCTAATTTAATACGTGCTGGATATCAGGGTAAAACAGATCAGGACATAGTAGACAATTGGTTTAAAACCATATGCCGTAATATAGTGTTAGAAACATATGAGCAAGAACAAGCAGATCCAGAACTGCGTCGTCCAAATAACCGTAGAGACCTAGGTAACGGTAGAACGGAAATCAGTTGACCTTTACCAAATTTGGTAGTACAATGTTTACATGAGATACTTACTTGTAGACACAGCAAACACATTCTTTCGTGCAAGACATTCAGCCCATCGCCAAGCAGACACTTGGGACAAGCTGGGTTTTGCTATCCACGTAACCCTAGCTTCCGTAAACAAATCATGGCGTGATCAAAAGGCCGATCATGTTATATTCTGTCTTGAAGGACGTAGCTGGCGCAAAGACTTTTATACACCATATAAGGCCAATCGTGCAGTAGCACGTGCGGCACTGACTGAATCAGAAGCTGAAGAGGATAGACTATTTTGGGAGACATTTGATGCACTCAAAACTTTTATCGCAGATAAGACAAATTGCACAGTTCTGCAACACCCTGAGCTTGAAGCAGACGATCTTATTGGCGGCTTTATCCAATCTCATCCCGATGACCATCATACTATCGTGAGTAGCGATACTGATTTTCATCAACTACTTGCAGACAATGTAAATCAATACAATGGTATCGCAGATGAATTGCACACTATCCAAGGTATCTTTGATAAAAAAGGTAAACCTGTCATAGACAAGAAAACCAAAGAGCCTAAGAAGATTTCCGATCCCAAGTTCATCTTGTTTGAAAAGTGTATGCGTGGCGATCCCACTGATAATATTTTTAGTGCTTATCCGGGTGTGCGCACTAAAGGATCGAAAAATAGGGTTGGTCTTGAAGAAGCATTTAGTGACAAAGATAAAAAGGGCTATAACTGGAACAATCTAATGCTACAGCGTTGGGTTGATCACAATGGGGTAGAACACAAAGTCCTGGATGACTATCAACGTAATGTCACCCTAGTTGATCTCACAGCACAACCAGATCATATCAAAGAAAAGATGTGGGATACTATCAAAGTCGCAACTCAACCTAAGAATCAACCCATGGTTGGTGCGCAGTTCTTGAAGTTCTGTGGTAAGTATGATTTGGTTAAACTAAGTGAGAACGCACAGGCCATAGGTGAATTTCTTAGTGCAGGTTATCCACAGAAAGATCTGGCATGATAGCAGATGGTAAGTTTCTAGCTCTTGATTTAGAACTCAATCAACCCAGTGGACGGATAATCCAGGTTGGGGTAGCTATAGGCGACAAGAACACACGTTTTGAAGATTATGTTGCCCTTAAATGGTATATCAATCCAAATGAACCAATCAGTGAGTTCATCACTGATCTCACAGGTATTACTGATGCGGACATATCAGCAGAAGGCTACAGCCACGAATTTGTTGCCCGTGAGCTCAGTGAGCTGATACAAGAACATAAGCCCTTTGTTAACCCAGTGACCTGGGGTGGCGGCGATAGTGGCGAATTACTAGCAGAATTTGCGAAAAATCACGCAGATTTTCCCTATTTTGGCCGTCGTTGGATCGATGTTAAGACCTGGTATACATACTTGATGCTGACTCGTGGCAAAGCACCTAGTGGTGGGCTTGCAAGTGCTATGGGCTACTATAAACTACATTTCAAAGGCAAGGCACATCGTGCAGATGTGGATGCGGCAAATACTCTAGCACTATTTTTCCATCTGCTAGAACGACAAGCCAAATTGGAAAGTATATTAGACAGTGCAAAAAATATTTGACTTCTATCAAAAATCTAAATATAATATAGTATGACAAAAGAATTAGAAATGTTAGCCAAACAAGCAGGATTACCCGTAACGGATAATCTCGCGCACTTTTATCGTCTAGTTGGTGAACGCTGTGCTGACATGTGTGGTAGCCAAGGCGATCAAAAGAACATCCGTCGTCATTTTGGTTTAGATTATTATAATGGCCCCACGCATTATCAAGACACACGTCATCAGCAGACACAGTATGACTGGAGCAAATACTATATTGAGGTAAAAAAATAGATGACAAGGATAGTAATCAACCTATGCTAAATAAATTACTGCAAGACGTCTTTACACAGTCATCCGTCTCAAAATATTCTGCCTGTTATCACCTAGGAGACAAGAGATGACTAAATTCTATTCTACAAAAACTTATGGCAACGACAGAGGGCT